CTGGAGATTTGCCCGAACAGCCAGCTCTTCTTCGGATCGAGCAACAGTTTTCGCGCAGCATCCTTGGAGAACGCGATGTCTTCGCCGTTCAGCCGGACCGGCGTGAATTCCTTGACGCGGGTGACGATGCCGTCGACGATCTCGGAGCGAAACTCGTTCGGCGTCTGCTCGTCCGGCTTCCACTTCTTGCCGTTGACGGCAGCCTGCTCCTTGGCGCGCCGCTCGCGCAGCACGTCGCGCGAAATCCGGTTCGAGAGTTCGACCGTGACCGGGTGGCCGGGACCGAAGAAGGTCCAGATCCAGCTCGTCGGCTCGTCGGTCTTCGGATTCTTGATCGCGTAGGTGATCTCGTCCCGCGCATCGAAGTCGGTGAGATCGAAGATGGCGGGTGCGGCCGCGGGAGTGGCGGGATCTGTCATGGGGTTTCCTGTGGGGATGGTTTCTGTTCTTCCCTTCTCCCCTTGTGGGAGAAGGTGCCCTGCGTAGCCCGCTGGGCGAAGCAGGGCGGATGAGGGGTCGCTGAGTCTCGATCGAAGAACGGCGTCGCTGCGCTCGCCTACCCCTCACCCCCGACCCCTCTCCCACAAGGGGAGAGGGGAGATGTGAGAGCATCACCCCATCTGCACCTTGATCATCGTCGCATCGTAACCCGTGCCAGTATCGTCACGGCCGACCAGGGCAGCCGGAATCGACAGCGTCTGGGTGCGGCCGCCGCCTTCCTTCGACAGCGCGGACGGATCGACCGAGCCGAGGGTAAAGTTCGGAACCGCGATCGAGACAAAACTCTTCGGCTCGGACTCGTTTTCGACGGCCAGGATGTGCAGCGAATACACCGTCTCGGCAATGAACGCGGACAGGTGCGCCAGATCCTTGCGCAGCATGCTGAGGTTCATGCTGACCGCCATTTGGCCGGTAAACACGTCCGGCGCATACTTGATCGCGCCGGAGCCGAACACATCGGGAGCGCTTGGGCCGATATTGACCGTCAGATCGAACGAGGTCAGTTCGACCATGTCGACGCCGTTCAGGCGGATCGTCGCGTCGACCACGGACAAGGGCGCCGCCGTCGTCAGCGTCGGCGAGGTGAAAAACGGCGACGATCCGGTAGCCTTGACCTCAATCTGGCCGGTGCCGATGCCGCCCGGATCGGCCATGATCAGGCCGTTCGGGCTCATCGAAAACTTCATGTTGCCCCAGACGAAGTCGGTCAGCAGCGTCGACTGGTCGATATCGTTTTCGTATTCCTCGAGTGTGAAGTAGCGCTTGACCAGCGTGGTTGGATTGACGATCCGTTTGCCGGGGCGGGTGATGGTGATGTTGGTGTCGGCGACGGCGTTGACTACCAGCGTCTCGGCAACGGTGATGGTGGTCGCCGACAGTCCGGTGATGCGCAGGTTCTTGCTGTTGTTGGTGGTCGAGGTATCCTGCTCGGTCAGGATGATCACGTCGTGCACGCGCAGGCCCAGCGTGATCGGATTGCCGGAGGCGAGCACGATGGTGTTGGCGCCCGTGGTGAGCGAGGTAAAATCGGCCTCGGTCAAGACCAGCGGCGTGGAGTCCCATGTCCCGCGCATGATCGCCTCGATCAGCGTGTCGTGCGAGCCGATCGACAACTCGGCCATGTAGTCGGAATTGGTCTTCTGCGTGCCGTGCCGGCCGCGCTGGCGCATGCCGTCACTGCGGACCTCGTTGGATTCGACCGCGGCCTTCGCCAGTTTTGCGCCGTTGCCGCCGGCGGTGCGGATTTTCTCCGCGCTCGCGCCCGAGGCCTGGGTGCCGAGCGCGGACTGAACTTTGTGCGCAACATAAGCCGAACTGTTGCTTTGGTAGACGGTCATGTTGTTGCTCCTTGTGGCGGCTCAACCGCGATGGCAGATTTGATTTTGTGCGCTCGCGCTCTTTGCGCGCTCGATAGGTTTGCCTTGTGCTTTTCAGTAAATACGCGCCCACGAAGCGCGGCGCTCACTTTCGCTTTGTGCTCGTCGGTCTGCTTCTCACCACGACGATTAAGAGCAACGATTGACTGACGCTCGACCATCTTCGACCGGAATTCCGGGTCAGCCCAATCTTGCCGCCGGCTTTCGCCGATTTTCGCGCAATGTTCTGCGGTAAACTTTCTGCCCTTATTCGCCCTGCTGATCTTCTGCCTATACTCTGCGGACATCGGCTTGCCCTTGCGGGCGGAAGCTATTTGCGTGAGGCGTTCAGGCTTCTTAGCGGCCTCTTTCATTGCCGCTGACGTTCTCGCGCGATAGTTCGGATCGCTCCAGGCGCGCTTAGCCGAAGTCGATAGTGCAGCAAGCGCGTCGGGCGACTGAGCTGCTGCCAAGACCTTTGCGCGATGGGCGGGATCGGCCCATAGGCGCTTCCCCGATGCTGACCTTTTCGCCCGCGCTTCAGGCCCTTGGATGGAACCAGAACCACCGTCGCCGCCGTCTGTCCTATTGGTCAAGGGGCCACAGCCAGTATCCAGCCTTCCATAAAGAGCAATCAATCGCTTCTCATCGTCGGCGGCCATCAACCTCGTTTCAAAAAATGAGATGGAATATCCCACCGAGGCACCTTCGCGAATTATCTTTCGGATAATCAGGTGTTTGTGCTGACGCTCGTTCCGACGAGTATTCTTTCCATGATCGGCGACGCGCTTCCCCTTGCCCATCCCGACATAGAACGGCGCTCCACCGGGACGCGACAGAACATAAGTGTAGAATTTTCCTGGATTCGCCTTGATTGCAGCGATCGCGGCAGCCAAAGACAGCATTCCTATCCCCTGTAGAAAAACTCGAACGGACATGACATCGTCACGCGGTAGTAATTGCCTTCGTCAGCGTCATCCTCGCCGCCGTCGGTGGTCGGCGAGCCGCAGCGAACGATCGCGCCCTCGCCGCTGTTGTAAAACGATTGGGCCCGAAAGATTTCGCCGGCGAGGCGCGCCAGCTCATGCGCTTCGGTATCGCCCTGCCCCGTCGGCACCAGCACGTTGGCGTGGATGTGACCCATGTAGAGCCAGATCTTGTCGCCGGGCGTCCCCTGCCCGCGCTCGGTGCTGCCGTTGCCGATCACTTCGAAATAGACGAACGGCGCCGGGTTGCCATCGCCGTCGACCGGCGGCCACGGATCGCCGGGATTTTCGTTCTGCAGCAGAACGGGCGTGCGCGGCGCGGCTCCGCTCACCCACTGTTCGGCGAACCGCGCTTTGATCGCGGCGACGGCTCCGGCGTAATCGGCCATGCTACCTCGAGGTGATCAACAAGGCCGGCTGCCGCACCAGCCAGTCGCGGCGGGCTTTTGCATTGCCGGCACGGCTGAGCTTCGAAAAACTCGCCCAGGCGGCGATGCCGCTGAAGCGGACCGGCATGAAGACCAGCCGCACGCTCACCTGGTTGCCGAAGCGCGCGCGCGCGATCTGTTCGGTCTGTTCGTAGACGTGCGCCGGAAGGCTCATCTTCATCCGTCCGGTTTCGATTTTTCGCGCGTAGGGAACCGGATTTGACACATGAATCGTGTCACCCCGCTTCCAGCCCAGCACGTCCTTCACGACGCCGCCGTTCAAAAAGATCAGGTGGCTGTCGCGATAGAGGCCGGGATGCTCGTCTTCCGGCGCCGTGCCGACGGGCGACTTTTCGCGCAAGGTTTCCAGGCAGAACTGCACCACCTCGTCCATCGGCGGTGCGGCGCGGAAGGTGATCTTCATGTTTTTTTGCGCCGTTCCGCTGTCGGGCGTCTCTCTTTTGCGCCGTTCGCTGACGGCCTCGCAGCGCTCGGCCTGCTCGGGCGCTATAGCCCGACCAGTTCGATCTCTTCCTTCTGGTGGCCGAAATATTCGAGTTCGATCGCGGTCCAGCCCGGACCGTTGGCCGCCTTGGCGCGCTCCTCTTCCAGCTTGATCGCGCGCCGCATCTCCCGGCGCACCTGCTGCATGGCGTTGGTTTTCGCCACCTGAAACGCTTTCGTATCGGCCAGACGTCCGGTCAGGACCAGGCGAAGCTCCTGGCCGGTCGAGATGTGCTCGACCGCATTGATGCGCCGCCGATATTCCGCCTCGTCGAAAATCTGTTTGACCATGTGATCAGTTCTCCCGCCCGCCGGCCCAGCTCTTCGCCGGCTCATCGCGCGGCGAGACGGACGACTCTTGCGAGCCGTCCAAAGTAGGGCCGCCGTTCGCGCCCGCGAGATCGGACATGAACTTGTCGACGTCGGCGAGCGCGGCCTCGGCCTCGTCGATCTGCCGGTGCGCGGTCGCGAACGTCGCTTCGCCGCGCGTTTCCGCGTCGCCGATGCGGGTGAGCAGCTTTTCGGCACGGGCCTCGAGGCCATGGTTCAGCTTGGCCATTGCGCCTGCGATGCCGCGAAGTTTCGGGTTCATGCGCTGGCTCCTCAACCACCGGATTTCATGCTGCAAGCGCTCGCGCTGCAGTCTTGCGTGCCAGACCAGGACGATGGCCGAGAGCCTGTCCACATCACCTAACCCCAGCCCGCACGGTCAGGCGCGTCTCGGCATAGTTTCCGGTCGAACTGACGACGCAGCGCAGACGATCGAACAGCACGCCGTCGTAAACGCCCTCGACATCGAGGTCGGCATAGACCGTAACGCCTTTCGACAGCAGGCCCTCGAGGTTGCAGTGCTTGACGAGCGAGGCTTGCGCAAAATCGAAGCGCGCGAGATCGCGCCAGTTTTCGCCGCCGTCCGGCGTGGTCTGCACTATGGCCGCGCAACTCTCGCCGCCGGAACCGTATTTGAAGCTCGCCTCGAGCGTCACCGCCGTCATGCCTTCAAGATTGGCGATCGGCGTCTGCTCATTTGCGGACAGCGCCGTGGTGAGGCTGAGAGAAGCGAGCGTGTAGACGCCGGGAGCCATCATGGATTTTGTTTACCCCGCCACCCGCATCTCGATCCGCACCAGTTCGCCGGCGGGATAGAATCCCTGCCCCCACTGCACGGCCCGCCACTTCTGTCGGACGAACGCCTTGTCGCCGCGATTTTTGCTCGGAATGCGCGGGTCGTCGGTCACGCTCGGCGGCTGGCCGCCGGGCCACTGCGCGCGATCGATTTGCGTCGGCGACAGAATGCAGAACAGTTCGTCCTGCGTGATGCCGCCGACCAGCTCCTCGGCTTGCGGCGAGCGGACGGCGGCGCGGCAGGTCACGTCGACATC